CCATTGGTTCCACCAATGTGATAAATATAGCTTAAAATACCATCATTGTGTTCCATCGCCTCAGTAAACATGTTGGTAACGTTTAGAGGGGTGCCAAGACCACTGATTGTATCTTTGCTCTGGAGCGCTCGGTTGAAAGACTCATCAAACTTGAAGTTTGAAGCCTTAAGAGCGTCCCGAATAGCGTTGAAACGAGCTTTTTTCGTTTCAGCTTTGGTATCCTTAGACACCACAGGAGTTTCGTTTTTCACTTTTCTGTCCCTTGTCATATTAATGTTGATATTGTGGACAACTGTGTCTTTAGTGTCTTTCACTTCTTCAGCAGGAGCCTCTGGCTCGTCAACTTTTTCATCACGAGCAGTAGGTTCTACTTCTGATTCAGGCGCAGCTGTCGTAAACTCATCTACCACTTCAGTGGCTTTTTCCACTAAATCTTCAGCGAGTTTCTGTTTCATCACAGTGTTCTCCTTCGGAGTGAGTTCGTCTTTAGTTTCGCTCATTTGAGTTTCTCCTAAATCGTTATCGTTTGCTTTACCATCTTCGGCTTTTGCAGTTTCGCTACCCTTAGCCCCTTCTGCATCGGCTTCTTTATGGTCTATTGTCTTAGCGCGTGGGTCGTTTCCAGTCAATACCATTGAAATCTCACGCAATATTCCAATGGGGCCATCAATTTCTTGTCCTACACCAAAATACCCATCTGGGTACCAGTCAATGCCAGTTGAGTAGCTTGCGTCCTCGCTAATCGCATAAGCATGGTCTGCCAGAGTATCGTCATTTGCAAAGTACATACGTGCGTGGAGTCCATCTTGCTCCATCCACACTCGGCAAGAGCCAAATTGTTTTTCAATAGTATCTACAAGCTCGCCGTCTACAATTTTGCCGTGGTCAGCTTGAGCCTTCACGGTATAATCTTCAGTCTGCTTGTCGGGGTTGGTTTCTAGTGCTTTTATTGCAAGTAGCTTACCGTCCCGACCCATTACATAGAGGTTTTCTAAGTCTCTAATTTCTCCAGATTCCATTATCTGTCCAGAGTTTGCAAGGATGTTACGATAGCGCCGCTCCTCCGAGCCGTTTGCGTCTTTTAGCACTTTGGCATCGTAAAACTTCATGGTTTTACTATATCATACTTTTTATGTTTTACAAGAGGGGTTAAGCCCTCAAGTAGAGGGCTTTTTGAACTCATGGGCTATTTTTGCCTGAACTCTAAGAGCGTCCGCAGTAGGTTGTTCTACACAATCCAGCAAAGCAGCTATGATATCCACACGTTTTTCAAAACCATCTTGGGAGCTAATTGCACCTTGAGACTCCAAGAGCCTAAGGTGTCTAAGCACTTCCCTAGCGTTCACTTCTTTTGGTACCGGAACGTTTTTGACCATCGCATGCAAGGTTTTGTGCAGCGTATCCTTTGGCACGTATAGTTTGCAGTAATAAAACTCTCGCAACTCTCTTAATATTTTAGTTTTGTAATCTTTGCGGTAGTAGAAAAGGTGGTGGCAATCTTGTGTATTGGTTAGCAGAGCCTTTTCTTTCCGAGCTTTCTTTCTGCGCTTTTTCTTTGCAAGCTTGCGTTTGGAGATTTTGCCTTTAGACACAACATATCACCTCCTTCCGCCATGAGCTTTTAATGTACTATTTTTATTATAACAAAAAGCCGCCCCAAGAGACGGCATTTTGCTGTTATCGGCTTAGATCATGTATCAAATAATCACCAGCATACAATCCGTAGCCTGTACCATGCGTCCATCCATAATAGACTGAATTCCCAGGGTTGTATATCTGGGAAATCCAACCATCTGCATATTTATCCAATGCCTCACCAGAGAGCACTACATTTTCGCACGCATAGCCTATGCCTATCATAGTATCACCGGCTACCACGTTCCAATCTGAACACCCGGTCAATGGTATTACTGGCGCTGGCTCTGGTTCGGGTTCTGGCTCTGGCTCTGGCGCAATGTAAATATTAGGTCGGAAAGCCCCGATAAAATCCCTGGTAGACAAGTTAATGATATTCCCTGCTGCGCCACCTCCTGGGCAAGCTGTTCCCCCCTGGTTTTGTCCTAGTAGGGTGAAGTATCCGTTGTTATAATACCCCATAGCCATACCAATATGCCCCCAAGTGCCAGTAGAATAAACTGCGATGTCCCCAGGCTGAATTTGCGTAGCGTCCCAAATCATCGTAAAATCACTCCCTGCGTTTTTCTGCCAACAGCCATCAGCGATAGTGCCTTTGGCTGCGCCAGTCCCACAAGTTTGGAGTACCCTACCAACATAATTGTAGAAAAATGCTGACATGGAGTCCCAACAATTATGGTGGGCTAGTCCATCTGCAATATATGAGTGGTTCTCTTCCCATACATTCAAATGATAGACATTTTGCGTTTCGCCTGTTGCTACAACTTTTATAACTTTGCCTCGGTCTTGTTTTCTTTGTGGCTGTTTGTTTATAGAGAGACGATAGAGCGTTGCAGGGTTGTCTGACAAATTCGTTTTTTCTCTAACGATAGGTTTTGATAGTTTTGCCGTATAGCCATTTTGCCAAGCCATATCTTGTATAGAGGCTAGGAGACTTCTATTTGTATTTGAAATAACAAATTGGCCCTCCCTAGCAATTCCATCATCTTTGCGCTGAGAGCCGTCTGCAACAATAAAGCCTTCTATAACTTGCTCACTCCCCTCCGAAAGAGTCGGAATATTTTTGCCAGAGTATTGTGATATGACATCATAGAGCTGTTTTTCAGAGGTTTTAAGATAGAAAATGGTTGCTTTGCCGTTAGAATGCTGTCTTTCCGTCATCTCCAGATTAAGGTTCCGCATATATTGGGCTTTTTCATCAGTCCCAACAGTAACAAAAATCTCTGAATATTTGTTCCTGACCACATGATAAGTACCGTCTCCGAGCCACATCCCCAGGAACTTGTATTCGTCCTCGGAAAGCCCCAAGTCTATACCTTTGTATTCAGGGCTGTCAATTATCATCCCTTCTTTTAGGTCTTTTAGCGCAATCTCTTGCCCATCCACAAATACACGGTGGCCTGCTGTCCCCCGTATGTAACCATTTGGTGTTTCCACCTCATATATTTCCTCTGGGGTAGAGGTATTATTAGCTACATGATTTGTAGTTTTCCCATCTGCTGACATAATCAAATCTCCCTCATGTATATTTTCCACATTCCTGTACTCCCCATTGTACATTAAGATTTGTGTGCCAGCAACTAGCGATTGGCTTCCAAAGTAACCGTCAACATCTAGGCAAACTCCTAGTGTTTGGTTGGCAAACGCTTGTGGGCTTGATATATCTAGTTTCGGATAAGCTGCTCCTCTCCCACACTCTTCACCTTCAGGACATTCGCTAACGTCATCTCCAGTTACCGGCCCATTGTTTTCTACCGATTCTACCGTCTGTACCTTTTCGCCTTCTACTTTTATCTCGCCCTGACCAGTTTCTATTGACTCTATCTCTCCTTCGTCAGTTATTGTTGGGCTAACTTCTTCCTGAGAATAAGTGATTGTAGCGTTGACTTTACCTTCCTCAATCTTAATGTTCACAGTTGCACCTACTATAGCGGCTGCGATTGCTGTGATTATGGCTATTATTCCCCCAACTACTTTTTTACTCATAAGCTCCTTTCGTTAAATACTATACCCACCGACCAGGCACGAAGAATGCATTTCGTTTGCTGACCAGAGAACCGCTACTATATGACACCGCTAATGTATCGCCTGCAGCCACAGGGACCAAGCCACGCACTTGCGCAACGAGGTTATTATTCAGGTCTTTCGCACCGTCAGCAGCATTGAAGATATAGCCGTTCAGTCTCACATCTATATGGGGGCTTGTGCTGTCATCTTTGTAAACCAAACACTCATAATAAACAAACCCAGTATCTGTGAAGGTAGTGCTATTGTCAGAAGAAAGCAAGTTTGTACTGCCTTTTTGTGCATAATCCGGCATCCACAGCTTAAGAGTAGAATAGTTTATTTGGTTATTGCTGATTGTGGATTGTGCGCCTTGCTCAATATCACTCGCAGTCAAATCAGTAGTGCCGGTTGCTATGGTAACTGTGGATAATATCACATAATAAGCAGTGGTGCCAGACGCTCCATCTGCGGTTATTGCCGAGCGAATCTGGCTGTCAGTCGGTGTTGTAGGCGAAGATGCTGCTGTACCTGTTACGCTAATAATCCCACAAGCCGCAGGGTTACCTGCAACTGTGCTAGTGCCTTGAGGTGGATTATCCACATAAGCTACAATAGCGTCAATCCTTGAGCTAGAACCAGGCGCTGCGGCCACTGTTACTTCTACTGAAGCTCCTAACCGATTATTGATGGTGGTTTTGTTGCCTGCATTGTCCTCAGCTATGGCAACATCTCTGGTGGTACCATCACCACCCAGGGATACCGTAAGCCCTGAACTGGGGCTACACACCCAACCAGTTAATATGCCCCTAGTATAGGCTGCCAAGCCATCGTTAAAGGCATTGGCTGATGTTCTCCCGGAATAGGCTGCATTTGTGCCTATCACGTTGTCGGGGTTTGTCATTTTTTCTCCTTTCTTATTATGTCATTATATTCTGCGAATGTTACTACTTTCATTCTCACTTTCACTGCATTACACTTCGGGCAATTCAGCACACAGTCTATGCTCTTGTCGGTGTCCCCTAGAATCCACCCACACTTAGGACATCTAATCTTAATTGCGCCCATTATGCCAGCTCCTCGTCCCAATAACACCGGCAATTACTGGAAATCACTCCGTTAGCAGTGTATAATGTAGATGTTGTTTCTAAATCATACACAGGAGTATAATGGACCGTATCAAACTTGATGTCGATAACATCATCAAACTCTATAAGTCCGGCATCAGCGAGAAAGCTCTTGCTAAGCGTTTCAATGTCAGCAGAGGAGCTATTAGAAAGCGCTTGCTCGATTCTGGAATTGTATGCCGTAACCGAAGTGAATCTATGTATGTCCGCATGGCCAGTCTTACTGCCGATGAGCGCCAGGCTCTCGCAAGCGCGGCTCACGAAGCCGTGCGTGGCAAGAAGCACACCTACCAACAATTGGTCAATCGTGCTAAAGCCCGGGAGCGAGCCAGCAGTAATTGTTCCGCCTACGAACGGGAGATAATCCTCGAATTTACTCGTAGAGGCATTGTCTTTAAACCGCAGAAAGCTGTCGGGAAGTATAACCTGGACTTTCTCATCGGTGAGCGCATCGCCTTTGAAATCTTTGGCGGTAACTGGCACTTCTACGGTAGTCATGCCGCCCGTTTCGCCGAGCGCGACAAATTCATCCGCGATAGTGGGTATATTCCCGTCTACTGCATTGTCGAGAAGAAGAGGTTTAACGCTGTCGCTGTATGTGACTACCTTGTCTCCTTGCTTGAGGTTCTTGGCAGAAACCCAGCCTCTAGTAGTGAGCAATATGTGATTGGGGGTCACGGAGAGAACTTTCCCAGAACCCGTTTTAAGTTTCACGATGTCTCCTGAATAGACCATCTTCGTAGCTGCCTTCACCCCATCTGCTAATACTTCCGTATCGCCTAAAACGCAATTCGGGTGTGCTGATGTTATTCTTCCATTATCGTTCCAACCATCTTGCGCCCATGTTGCTATCCCATCGTCAGTCTCTACCTCATTATTAAATGCCTTGCCAAGCTCCACCGTCTGCCCTGCCATAGCGGCGCACACTGGACAGACTTTGCTATCCCCCGAAGTTCGCCATACCAACTTCACATTTAGCCCATATTTCTCAGCGAGACCTTCATCTTGCTCTAACCTGCCACTTCTAATGGCGTAAAGAGTTTCGTTCCTCGCGATTAGCTCAGCTCGCCTAGTAGGCATGATTTCTGCCAATCGTGCAGCTAACTCATTTGCATTTAGGCTCTCTGACCCCACTAGCGCCTCTTCTAAGGCTGTCCTAGCATGGTCTGCGTACCCTTTTGCTAATTGGTCGGCTCTTGCCCTCAGACGTGTTTTTAATGCGTCACTGACGTAATATTCCCCATTAGTGATAGTTTTCAGTATTTCGCTGGCCACATCTTCTTCAGCCAATAGCGCTATTGCGTCTGCGCCTTCTTTTTCCCCATGTAACGCATCTTCTTCCAGGATGTCCACCATCCTATCTATCACTTCTTCAATATCCACCTGTTTTTCTTTATCTTCAAAGATAGATCCAGCCAACTCTACCAATATATCGTACAACTTTTTCTCATCTGGTGTCATTGGCGCTAATTCGTCAATAGAATGATGGCAAGTGCAATGGTGACCATGTATTACATCATGAGTTTCTAAATTCTCTAAAGGGTCCGTAGGTTCGCTCTCGCCCTCCAATGTATCTACCGTTGACTTGGCTGGTTCCGGTGCAGTGTAATCTATCGCTACCGGCGCTGATAACTCGCCAGCCAAGCCCTTGCTATAAATGCCGTTCGCTGCGGGCAACCATGCGTCTGGCAACCCTAACGCCTGTACTGCAGCTGGACCAGATGCCCCAGCGCTGATGAGGTTCACTAATGCCTCGCCTCGTATGCGCCCAATTTCGGCTTTTGCTTTCTGTCTTTCAGTTAGTTCAGGTATTTCTAGGTCAAAGCTTATGCCATACCCTAGACCACCAGTAATTCGGTCTAATTCATGCTGAAATTGGTTCCAGAAACTTACTAGAGCCGGGTAAACACGTCTTTTGGTGAATTGGTGGTCACTCAGCTCTGCATTGTCGTATTTGGCGCTAGCGTCATCCCCTAGGATGAAGTTAGACACTCCAATGGCTTTATTAAGCCGGTCATTCACAATATCCACTATTTCACGAATCGCTAGAGTAGAGTTATTACCTTGGATGGTCTTTACTTCCACCTGATCTACGCTCTGCCCGGTGTCGTTGTCAAACTGTCTCCACGCATAAACAGTTTTGTTGCGATTCCTCGCACCTTTTAGGTTGTTCTCTAGCTCTTTCCGGGTTGATAAGTACTTTTCTTCGGTACTAGCAGTGATGAATGTGATAGTCGCTGGAATAGCACCGTTCTCGAAATACGCACGTTGGTATTGTGCGATTAAATCGTCAATCTGCGCCCAAACTCTCACTGCCGAGGCTGGCGATACCCCACGCTGAACGTCTCGTGGACTTCTGGAAAACCTGATCCTCATGACCTGGTTTTCGTCTAGCACCTCTAGCCCTTCAGTGGTCATTACTTGCCATTGCCATTTGCCATACCCTAAGTAAAGCCGGCACTCAGGTGGTATTACGGTGTAAGCGACTACATTATCTCTCTTGTCTTTCCACACATGTATGTCTAGTTCATCCTCGGTAAGCCAAGTAGCGAACATCAAATCAGCAAATTCAGACCAACCCATCTCGTCATTAGGATTTTTAAGCCATGCTAACTCTGGCGTGCGTGATTCTGGTAGTCTAGCTCCATTTTTGCCCACTCCATAAGGCATGACGGTTTTCATCTCGTCAATTAGTGGTCTCACTTGCGAAAATAAGTTTTCATACCCAGAGCAAATTGGGCTAGAAAAGAGTTGATTCGACAATTCTCTCGCAAAATCACGGCTTTTCTTGCGATTTCGTGCGTCTTTTAGCCTATCCCACCATCTCATCGCCATCTCCTTTCTTTTTATCCTTTCGGGTTTTTGGTGTAGCTTTTTTACATATTAAAGACTCTATCTTCTCAGCATAATTGTCACCATCCGTGAAAAATGGCATTTTTTTGATGCCTTTCTTAAATACTGCTATATGGCTAAGTTCTTTACCTTCTTCGGACGCAAAGCTCACCTTCCTAATGGTGATATTGTTGTCTGCTGCCATCTTTTTAAGTTTCTTGCCCCTACTGCCACACATCACGCAGTCTTGATACACGCAAATGACTTCTCTATTCATTCTCATCCCCTAGCCTACGTTGAATATATTTCTCAATAACCCCATCCGAAGCCTTAGACAATCTATTCAGCCCGGTTTCGCCAGAAACTAGGTAGGTACGCAGCACGACTTTATCATCTGTGCTAAGTTTCTCCCTAATAAACGTCTTTGCAAAATCTTCATCAAAGCATGACGCTAATATTTCGTCAGCCTCTCGGATTTGCTCTGTGGTCTCAAATTTTGCATTGGCTAGTCGCAGCTTTTTCTCTGCGTCTATTTTAGGCTCGCACAATTTACCTTTGAAGTCTATCGGCTCAAGCCCATTGAAGTGTAACATTGCTCTTTGCTCCTGTTTAGCTACTTTTAGAATATCACACTCTAACCATTATCACAATCACTTGCAAACGTCATGCGAACCAGCTACTACCCAGGTGCAATTATGTGTCGCAGCATATTCAGACCGAGCTGCGTCCTTATGCGCATTGTATGCCAAAATACCGGCAATAATGAGCGCTAGAGCAATTATGATTTGTAGTTTTGTTTTCATTTTTATCCTTTCGTTTGTTTATACTTCTATATTAACACAAGTGCTTTGGAAAATCAATAGTTTTTTCTAAAACCGAACAAAACTAGGCAAAATGCGTGATTTTGGGCGCATTTGTTCGGTTTTTTTTGGTGCTATAATGTAGAAAAGGGGGTGAACATTATGAAGCTCACAATAGTATTTGACCGCACTATCAGAGACGATGAGCGTTCTTTCATTAAAAATCCTGTTGCTGAACTAGGCGGACGCATTTTTCGCATTGCCGGAGACGATGTAATCGTTGCTGAAGGCTCTTACTCGGATATGATGGATATCGTGGCCATTACTTCTTATCTAAAACATAAGAAACTAAACTTGAGCAAATAAAGCCCCACCGCAGGGGCTTTTTCCCCATCACCAAAGAGACCATCCGAAGATGGCCTTTTGTAGATAGGAGTATGTCTTTTGCAGTGTGCCTGCACTTTTATTATACACTAAAATTCAATGCGTTTCTTTTTCAAATCATCTATGGCATACCTCAAACTGTCCATCAAATCATCATTGCTCTTCTCTGGCTCATATATCGTTTCGCCCGTGGAGCGTTTCTTGCGCCAGGCATAGCTGAAATATTCTTGTTTGAGGTTTTTGCCTGAATATACGATATTACGTTCCTCTACTCGGCTTATACCCCTTCTAACGCTCCCAGCGTCCTTATTTGCGCCGATAATACGGTATCCTGCACGCTTGATGTCTGCGATTATCTCCGGTCTTGCTGCGTCTGCTACAATCAACACGGACGGGTCTATATTATGCTCCCTCAATTTATCTGGATATTCACTAGCCCCAATGCCTTGCTCATATATTTCCTCAATTATACCTAGCGAACCATCTGGGTTCTCATAAATAGATGTCATCCCGGTGGGGTGTCCGAACCCGAAGTCTAAGCCATAGCGCACCAGCTCACCGTTCTTCCTAATGTCCTCTGGGCTTGCCTCGTTCCATCCCTTGTAAATATTGCCCTCTAGCGAGCCAATCTGGCCTAATCCATAAACCAGCCAAAAGTTACTCGGCTCCTCGCCCGGCTTTGGCTTTCTACTCTCGATATTCTCTCGCTCTTGCTTGCTTAATGCCTCATTGTCCTCGTAGGTTAAAATAATGAAGCTCGTGCGGTCTTTCTGCTTCTCTACTAGCTCATCGTGAGCATAGAATCTAGCGCTAGGGTTATAGTCCAAAATCACAAAATCACGAGTACGGCTAGCTAGCTGGTCAAATGTTTCATAGTCGATACCGTTGGCCTCATTTACGAACAAAACATCACGTCTCGGACCACGAGAGGTCATATTATCGGTAGATAGGAACTCAATCTGCGAGCCGTTGGCAAAGGTGTATATTTTACTAGATTTGTTAAACCTAGCCTCATCCCAACGGTTGGTCTCTTTCATTATGCGCTGAAAGTCTCGCATGGTGCCAGTAGCTAAGTGATTGTAAGTCATGCCAGCTACTGTGATGAGAGAATCGGGATAGCTCTCGGCATAGCCCACAAGTAGAATCATGATTGAAAAAGTCTTACTCGAGGCCATTCCCCCCTGTATCACTTTATAGAATGTTGGCTCGTATAGTGTGGCTTGTATCTTCTTAGTCGCCGTTGTCAGTGCTATTGGCATATCTACTGCCCATTCTTTTTACGCTCTGTCATGTCTACTAGGGGCTTCGGCGCTATCACCGTAGATTCAATCTTTTGCTTGGGCTGGCCGTATACCTGCGTTGCTAATTTATCAAGAACCGCTATTTTTTCAGTGGCTTTCATTTGTCTATCTAATAGAACTTCAGCAGTCATCTGTTCTACTCTCCCACACTTAGGGTCCTTTAATACCTCTCTCAGCTCGGTCTCATCCATTTCTAGTATCTTCTCCCATTTATAACGAAGCGTATTCTCTTTCTTC